GAACTGTTCTCAGAACTTTGTTGATGTAGTCCTTTGTTTAAGAACTTGTAACTAATCGCGGTAGGTGCTTCAGCTTGAACCCAGTACAATAAAGACGGCTGAATATAGTCCTCTAATAATGTCTCGTTTGCAGTCGTTAAACTTGCGGTCGTTATTTGCGTTTTGAGTTCATCGTAAAGGGTCGTTCCAATCTTATGTTGAATGTGGATGTCTTGGCACATCAATACAACCGGGCGCAAGTATTTGAAGTCAATATTCTCGTGAAGGAGAGTATTGTCCTTGAGGAAAGTTTCGGATATGAATAATACGTTAGCCATCTTACTTCTTTATACGCATTAGTTTCTGTTTCCAGTAGTGGCGACAATGGTAAGACTTTCCCCAAAAGCCACCGCCTCGCATCCAAACATTTCTGTTATTGCTCACTCCAATGTTTTGTATTTCGTCAAGTTGCCAAGACTTGTTTTCTTTCTCCACCAATTTAATGAGCTTCCTACAAAATTCGCGAGTCGTTGAAATGATAGAGGCACCACTTACTCCGGGTCGTTTCTCGTAAGTGTAACGAATAACAAACTCCTCCTCGACTGGTGGTATTTCTTTAAGTAATCGCTCCCCTTCTTTGGTTACATTAACAACCCTTTGGGTTGAGTCTAAGACTTCGCCAATTTCTAAGACAATAGCGTTCGCCTCGTTGAGTGCCTGAAGCCCAGCCATTACCCTTTCAATAGATAGTTGTAACTGTTCTGCGATTGCTAAGAATGGAGTGCTTGGGTTCTTCTTTAAGATGTCAAGAATAGCCGTATCAATCGGGTCTACTTCTGCGAACCAATACTTTCGGTTGAGTTCTTCGTGTAAACTTGCGCTTGTCTCAGATTCAAAGTTTAAAGCCTTACCCTCTCCAACTGGTTCGTAGTCTGTCGAGCCGCACCCTTTGAAGTATTCAATTAATAAGTCGTCCTCGTCCGCTCTCTCAAAGACTTGTCGCATTTCTGCGGCAACATTCTCCGGGATAGTGCCTCCCGTTACCGTTGTAGTTGCAATCTCGTCCGTGAATCCATACAACTCAACAAGAACCGCGATGGCTGAAGTCTCAGCAATAAGACCTTGCTTAACATTCTGAAGTAAAGTGATGATTCCGCTAACTCCACCAACAGAACCTTTAAGAGCCGCCTGAGCGTCTTTCGTTTTACTGTCTACGGTTGTCTCCTCTTCTGTTTGAACTACGCTTAGACCGACCTTCTCGCGTATCTCCGCCTCTGTCATTACCGAAGTAACGGTAGCCTCCGAGAACTGCACGCTTATAGGCTCTGTGTCTTGGATATAAAGACGATTAGAAAGCCCTTGTAAAGAAGCCAGTTCGTTAAACACTCGCTCAATAAACTGCTGACGGTTGTTAACGTAGGTATTCTGAAACAACTCGAAAGAATCGACTAATTGATTTCTTGAAGTGAAAATACCGTCCTCTTTAATACCAAACAAAGCCGGGTCGGTTACTTGATGCCCAGCATATATTTCACGTTGTACTGTTTTGTTTAGAATATCAAACCGCTTGTCGAAGTCATTACCGTTTAACTGCTGAATCTCGACTCCTCGTTCCTTAGAATCTGCGAAGTTTAGAACGATTGAATTAGCGTTGTCAGTACCCGTAAACTTGTCCTTTATTTGTCGCTCAATTTCTTCTTGTTCTTCAAGCGTTGGTTCTCCGTTGTGAAACGAGACAATCGTACCGCCTACAAAGTTGTTCTTAACCGCATTAAGATGAAAGTTCGCTATCTCAACATCGAGTTCAATGTAAGATGTAGACCCTAAATAAGTCGGTAGTGGATAGTATCGGCAGTCGGGCGAATAACCTTTAACATAAAGTAACTGTTTTCCGCTTGGTTCTTTCCAATTAAACGCCTCAATCTTCTCGACAACTGGGTTGTGCTTACTCCAGTCTTCTGAGTAATAGTAACAAGACCCATCTTCGTTGCTTCTATACCTCGCGAAGTCAGCGTGATATACTGCCGCAATCTTGTCGTTTAGTTGGTTGTAAACAATCTCTAAAGCGAAGCCGTTGTAAAGTTCGTAATCAAGTGCAACCTTCTCTAAGATGTCGTTTAAAGACTCATATTGGTTCGGGTTCTTAATAAACTCTTGAAGTCTCGCAAGTCCCATAGTGTCCAAGCCTTCTTCCTTAACCGCCCAACCTTGACCGACTACGTAATCTTTCTTAGAGTTGACAATTGCGTGGTTCTTTGCGCTTCTTCTGTAAAGGTCGAGCAAGTATTCAGGATAGCGGTTCTTGTATTCGCCATCGTCTCCGAATAGAATCCAGTCTTTGCCTCTTGCCTCTTTAAAGGTCGGCACTTTTTGCACTCCGAAATTTAGAACTTTAAGAGCCATAAACTACATAGTTAGAATTACCGCCTGAGTAGCTGGTAACTGGTGTTGATGTTCCCGTAACTTTTACTATTCCGCTTTCGAGTTCTGTTAATCCCGTAGGGTCTAAGTTAGAACCTGAAGAGTTTGCGTAAACATAGTAACGCCATTGTCCTTCGGTGGTCATTTCTACTTCAGCGTTAGTGTTGTCCGGGCTTGTTTGTTCTGTTATTGTGAACTTGTTATACCTATTTGGGTAAGCACTTGAGTCGGTTGCAACGCAATACTTAGCCGCTTCGGTGTTATCGCTTTGAAACTTGAATAAGTAATAGGTAGCCGTCCCTACTTCTTTGAGGGTTAAGGCTAACGTGTTCGCGCTATTTCGTTCGATGTTTATCAAACTGCAAAGACAACGAGTTCAACGTCTACGTCTGCCGTGTCAGCTTGAGCACTAATGTCGTCAATGTCAACGAAAGCACTAAACGCCCCAGCACTTGCGTCAACGTCCATTGAGCCAGTCGAAAGCATAAAGGTTGCACCAGCGTCAACTTTAACGTCTGCCGTTTCCGCTCCGCTCTTCTTGAACCTTACTCGAATGAAGTTAGTGTCGTCTAAGTTTGTGATTCGGATGTAACGAATTGAAGCCCTTACGAACTTGCCCCTACCGTTAGCCGTGTCTAATTCAATAAGGTCTATCTCTCCTGAAGATGCTACGGTCATAACTCTTCTGTCAGCTTCCGCAACTGATGTGATGGTTCGAGTATGCGCACCACTACGGTCGACTCCCGCGAGCGTTAGAGATTCTGTTATTTGTACAGTTGCCGTTGCGGCAGTTACGGTTGATGCCATTGTCTTTTTCTTTAAATAGCAAAATGTCTTTTTTGTGCCATCTGTAAAAAAAGAAACCCTCACCAAACGGTAAGGGCTTCAAAACAGAACTAAGAAAAGAACTCTCTAAGAGAGAGAGCAAAGATAATAAATTATGCTTGAACGGTACTCGTAACCAAATCAACTTCCGTTTGGTCGATTGAAAGCATTGGTTCTTTTTCCATTCCCGAAAGCGTTAAAGAAATTCCTGAGAGGTCAGCGAAAGCCGTTCCCGTTGCTGAAGTTCCAGCGTTCAATTCAAGACCGTTATCGTAACCGACAACCCAGTAAGAACCGTCATTACTTTCAACTATTGCCACAAGTCTTTGTTGAGCAAGTAGTTTGATTTCGTTTCGTTTAGTAACGTCAAGTTTTGAAAGAACGAGGACAACTTCAGGAGTGTAGTAAACCGTCCCATTTTGTGAAGAACCTACAATCGTTTCAGTTAAAGAAGATGTTTCTTTTAGTTGGTCGTATTTGAAGAACTCAAGAGCCGCGCTTGTGAAGCCAGTAATTGCACCAGCCGCAACCGTTGCCGCCATTGCTTCGTAATCTTCAAGACTTCCCAATCTAACGCTCTTCACTCCTCCAACTGCATCGCGGCAGTCAAGGTCAAAACCCGTAGTTAATGCACAAGAAGTATATGCCATTTTTTTGTTTTTTTTGGAGTGAAGGGAAGAGCCCGAAAGCCCTTCCCGTTAAATTAAATTGCTACTTTACCAACTTGATCAGGGTAAGCGAATTGCGTTCCCATAGTCCATTCCATCGCAACTCGGAACTTTCTGTCATCTTGAGAATACCAGCTTTCGATTTTAGTTGAATCTTCTTCCAAGTCCATTCCCAAGAATGCGTTAGCAGAAGAGAAACCGTAAACTGCGTTGAATCCTTCAAGACCTCCAACACCAACAATCTCGATATTCGTTCCCGGCATAATTATTCTCAATGGGTCAATGTTTGCGCTTGAGACGTTCCCGCTTGTTGCAGAATCTCCAGCCGCTACTCCGAAAATAGAAGGCCCGCCATTACCATTAGCGATTGCTGAAATTAACGTCCTAAATTTGTCTACGCCCATATAAATACGGAAATCATCTTTAGCAACTGCCGCACTTGGAGTGTCAACGTAAACTCTTTCAACCGCTTCAAGAATATTTTGAACGTTTAGAGAGCCAGTTAAAGCCGTTGGGAAAGAACCAGTAGTTAGGTTACAATCAGTAAAGGAAGCCGTTGGGATAAGAAGCCCGTCAAACATAGCCAAGTTACCAACTCCTCCGGGATGGTCACCGCCCCAAATTACTTTTTCAAGTTCGTCTTGAACTTTCTCGACAAGGTAGTTCGCGAACTGCTCCTCGAAAGGAATAGTTTCTTGGTGCGTTCCAGCCGCCATTTGTGTTCGCCAGTAGTAAGCGTTCAAGTCTTTCGGACAGAACTCCAAGTTGATTTTAACTTGTTGAGCATCGATTTCTCTTTGAGTCAAATTGATGTCTCCGCTTTCATCCCAAGTACAGCCTGAGCCGTCTTGCATAGTGACGTCAACGTCCATTAAGTTGATTTTAGTTTTGCCTTTAACTCCAAGTTGTGGTGTTAACATTGAAGCCGTGCGCCCTCCGATAAGAGCTTTTGTTACCATCGGAAATGATTGCTCGTCAATATAATCGACTAAGCCTGTAAAAGTAAAAGCCATTTTTTAAGTATTTATAAGTTTATTTTTTTTGTTCTTTCATTACTGCGCTAATCTTAGCCGCAAGTGCTGAGTAGTCAGTTCCTTTACCGAAAGGGTTAGGTACTTTCTTAGACGGTGCTTCCTTTGGAGTAGCCGCCATCTTCTCCACTATGTCAGTCATTAGACTAACCGCTTTCTCGATGTCGCTTACTTTGTCAGTCTTAGCGAAACTTGCCGCGTCAATCTCTGACTTAATAAGGTTTGAAACTGCTCCGAGAATGTCCTCTTTGAAAGCGTCAGCGTCAAACGCTGGAACTTCTTCAGCACTCATTTCTTCTTCTTTCTCTTCGTCCTTCGCTTCCTCTTCAACCTCTTCAGCTTCAGGCTCAAGAATCTCAACGATAACGCCCTCTTCAGTTCTTACAACTTCACCGCTTTCGAGTTCGTGTTCTCCGTCAGGTGCGGCAACAATCTCGCCATCCTCTCCAACTACGGAAAGAGCCACGCCAATTTCTAAAGACTCATATCGTACGATAGTACCGTCAACAAGTTTAGCATCAACGAAAGCCTCTTCGGTTGTTTCGCTGAACAATAGTTTTTTGATTTCGGGAAGTTTAGCCCCAACGATTTCTGAGATGTTCATAGGTTGCTTTTATTATAAATAGCTATTCTTTTGTATTGTGCCACTTAAGAACGAAGAGCCTTCTCGACTTCTTCAATAATCATTTTATCCACGTCCATTTGTCGGGACTCGCTAAAGACACCCTCAACGCTGAAGCCCTTGAACGTGCCGTCCTTTACTTGCGCCCAAACGTCGTCATTGTCAACCTTGTAAGATACGAACCAGCTTCCGTTCGGTGCTTTGTCGAACCCTTTAGGCGTTGGCTTTATTTCGTCAATTAGAAAACTCTCAAACATAAACACCCCATCGACCTCTGTCTCGTGGTCTAAGTTGGTTGCGTTGGTCTTACCTTCCTTCATAAACTTGTAAGCAATCTTACGAATCGAATCCGAGTCAAAGACAACGTAATATTCGCGCCCGTCCTCGTCCTTTCTATAAATTGGATAGTCGGCTACCATTGCCATTCCGCTTACTATCTTCTTCTCTTCGTTTAGTGCGAACTTGTGCTTCTTATTAAACGCCATCCAATTACGCTCAATGGCTGGATGGTCAACGAGTGCGATACAATCGAGACCCGTTTCGTGGTCGTCATCTATTGTTAAATATATTACTGGTAGTTTTTCCATTATCCGTAGTTTGCTTGTGATTCGATTTGGTTAACGTTATTTTGGTTGCCCGTTACTTCTGTCTCCACGACATATGCTTGTATCGGTGCGAGTTGGGCTTGTTCTACTCCTCCGAGTTCGGTCGTTCCTGAAGTTGCTTGTTGCATTGCTGGAGCACTTACGGTTGAAGGTGGTGGTGGTGGTGGTGCACTTGCTCCTCCAACGTCCGCACTATTTAATGTGGTTACAGCCGAAGCAATACCAGCGACAACTGCCGCGACTCCCGTAGCAATGGCGATAAGGTTACCCGGATAAGGTACACTCTGAGCCTGAGCAATCGCCCCGACTATCGCCTTTGCCGTATCAATAGCAATCTGAGCAACAGCCAAAGTCTTCTGAAGTGCTACCGCTTGTTTAGAGTTGTTACCACTTGCCGCAACAAGTTGGTCAATCGCTCCGAGAACACTCCCCGTCGCACTAAGATAGTCTTGTTGAAGTTTTACTTTCTTGTCCCTTAAATCCTTCTCCTTTTTTAAGTCCTCGTCTCGGAACTTCTTACGGAGTTTTGCGAGTGCTTCTTGTTTCGCTCCTTCAATGTCCGTTTCAGTATCTCCAGCTAACCGTGCTTGTTCTTCAAGAGCCGCAAAGTGTTGTTCAAGTTCAAGGAGTTCGAGTTCTCTATCTTCCTTCTCAACCTTTGCGAGTTCTTGTCGGATGTCAAACGCTTCTTTTTCTAAGCTAGTTCTGTTCGTTAACTGCTCCGAGCGTTGACCTTCTGTTCTTTCGTAAACGTCATCAAGTTCTGTTTGAACTTGAATTAAGGAAACCGCTTGTTCTGACGAGAGTCGGTTAGCTTCAACCTCCGACATAATCTGCTCCTCGCTCATTGCACTGGCGTTTGTTAGTCCAGCGTGGGCAAAAATTTGAGCATCTATTAACGCAAGTTTGTCAGATATGGAAGCCGTTTCAAGTTCAGCTTGTTTTGTTAGTATCTTCCCAAGTTCTTCGTTAGCCGCAGTTCTTACCTCGATAGTCTTAGTAACATCGTCTCTTATTTGCCTTTGCGCCTCTGCTTCAGCTTGAAAGACAAGTTGCCTCTTCGCTCTTATTGCATCGGAAACCTCCGCTTTTTTCTCAAGGTCTACCAGTTTATCCGCTAA